ACTCTATTGATTTCATGTTTATACCTTTAAGAAATCCTTCAGAGTAATCCACAACATTCTTTAAAGTTTTGTTTAGTTGCATTGCATCAACCTTAATGTCTATCATGTTATCAACTCACCTTGAATATCTGAACGTTCTAATTGTATCTTAAAGTAGTCTACTTTATTAAATGGTCCAACGTATGGTTGATTTGCCTTTATCTCATATATTGTTGATTTTCCAGAATACCCGCCTACAGTCTCAATAAAGAATGAGTCATCTCCCTCTAAGCCACGAATATTTTTTATTAAAATATTAGACATTGGATAGTATTCTCCACTTGAAGATTTTCTTAAATCTGTTTGAGTTCTTCCATACAGCATGGTTTCTAATTTAAAGAATATGTCTTTGCTGGCGGCATTAAAAGTAAAGTTTTCATCATTAGATCTATCGCTAATTGAATATATTGAGCAATGTTCTGATCTATCAAAAAACCATTCTTTTACCATCTTTCCATAATCATCTTGAGTCTCTACTGAATAGTAGACATCGCAATGCATTGGAAAGAATAGGTTGTAGCATGGAAATAACGCCATCACAAAACACCAAGGCGATAGATTGGCCTAACGTAGGCAGAAAGAATTTTGTCAGCAATCCTGTTTCCAGTATCCTTAAATGCAAGATCATTAAATTTAATGTTAAATTGATCGCTCTTATATTCTGAAATGTATTGATTTACATAAGGGAGATTGTTGCATTTAATGTCACTGATGAGAAGGCTAGTCGCCTGCTTTATATCTTGTGGAATAATAGGCCAACCCGTTTCAACCAATACTACATAATCCCATCCAGATGGAAACATTACAGAGTTACCCCCGTAATCTGAGAATGTTTTAGTATCGTACACATCATACGCAAAGTTTGGTGAGTCGTTAGTGTTGTATAGAGTAAAGGAATCTGATGCACCTCTTCTCATGTTTACAGGCTTTGACTGTGTTCTATTAAATCCAGTTGTACCGGGCACAACCACGCTGATAGATGCCTTGTCTGGAGTAATATAATATTCCTTTACGTTTGTCCAAGTTTCTGCATCAGCAGGCTCTGTATCATAAACAATTACATCGTTTTCATATACCCGAACTATTTTATTAAGTCTAAATGGAACTGATAGGTAGTCGTTGCCTAGTCCTACGGTTTCAACCACCTCTCTTTTATACATGAATCCACCAGTTATTGAATTAATGATTGCCCTTGCAATTTCTTCATAAATTATTGCATTTGCTATGTCTTCTGGAGTTTCAGCAATAGTTAATGGATTTACATATGGACGCATGACTGTAATTGTGTCTACCCATACTAAATCTCCTCGTAAAATTGTAGTTTCTGGTGTCATTGAAAGATTGTAATAAATTTCTCCACGGTATTCATCATCGTACCTAGAAAAATAATTAGGTAGATCTATGGAGATAGTTCCATCTGAATCGCTAGGACTTCTAATCTCTACAAGATCTGCCGCGTGATCATCAAGAATGCACAACACATATTCTGTATCTGCTTCAAATCCAGACTGAGTAAAAGTCAGTGGAAACGGTTGCGTTCTTGGAATTTCCATAAACTACTTACCGAAATAAGTTGCTACTTCTTCAGGAGTAGCCTTGCGGATACCATCCCTAGAAAGCCACTTTTCGGATGCCCCCTCTGTTACAATATTATAACCCTTTTTTAAGTCTCCAACATCTGACCAACGAATATTCTTGTTTGACCAAAGTGCAATCTTTTCTGAAACTTTCTTTGGTTCTTTTTTTTCTTCTACGATGATTTTTGCAAGTGCTCTGTCAGCAGCCTTCGATCCAAGAACATTTTCAGTATCTTTCTGTATGTTTGAAGATCTTGATGTCTTCTTCTTTGCTGGTCCAGTAATAACCTTTTGGTTGTCATAGTTGACAACTTCTCCCACCTTTACGTTTTGAATTACTGGGTTTTCTTTTGCTACTGCTTCTACAGCAGTTTCATTTTCTTCAACATCTGACTCTTCTTCTACCAAGTCTACTGATTCATTCATCATGCTGTACCTCTCCTTTATGTTAATTATATCATTATATGCTTAAGGGGAGGGACCGCAGTCCCTCCCCAAAGCATAGCATATTTGATACTAGGAAACAACTGGTGTTGCTTCTGCGTATGCAATTGCGTCTAGTTCTTCCCATGTTAGGCCAAAACGGACGAAAATTGTATATTCAATTGTGTCCTTCTTTGGCTTGTACTCACGGTTAACAGTGATGTCTCTCTGGAAACCCCATACACGGTTCTGTGGGAATGTCAAATCGACATAACCAGCAGGGTAGTAAGGAACTTCCTGAACATTCATGCCAAGAACACGAGTGGTACGAGCGCCACCAAATGTCTGTCCACCACCTGAAAGGTAGTCTTCACGACGTCCTGGTGTTCCGCTAACTCTTGGCATAAGTGCTTCAGAGATAGCATCTGCAAGTGTACCGTTGTTCTTTACAATGTTTGCAAAGACATCTGTACCTGCGTAGAACTTGAGTCCTGACTTGATAGCACGGTACTTGCGTGGGAGAGCATAAATGATCTCCTGCATTACCTCAGGTGTCCATCCTCCTGTTGTATCAACGACTGCTTCGTGTGAATCTCCATCAGTTGCCTGATTTACGAAACCGTTCATGATACCAAGGAATGGGTCCATCCCTCCAGTACCGTTGATGGCAAGATCCTCAAGGTCGTTACCGAATGAGTTTGTCATCAAACGAACTAGATGGTCTTCAAGTGCTGCACCTTCGATGTTATCTTCAAGTGCCTCAGTTGAAACCTCCCAGTCAAGACGAATCTTCTTTGTAGTAAGTTCAACCTTTGTGAATGTTGCTCCAGCATTGGTGTATTCACCAAGTGCCTGTGCTGCTGAACGGATAACACGCTCACCTACGTTGACCTTTTCAAGTTCAATCGTGTTTGCACGCATTGTAACTCTACGACCGTCTTGGGCGAGAACTGTTGCATCCCAAACATAGTCGATGAATCGACGTGCTTGTTCTGGGTTTAAAAGACCACCAGGTGCTCCTACTGGATTAACTGCGTTTGGGCCTGTTGTGTCACCATAGTTGGAGTTTGGGATGTTTCCCAATACACCAGCACTTGGGTCTTCCACAGTACCAATACCTCCTGCGGCGAATGCTCCTTGACCTTGGTATAGACCTGGGTTTGGATCACCGTATTCTCCTGTATCACTTGGCTGGTTCTTAATAATTTCTTGTGTCATTGTGTTTCACCTCCTGAATTTCTTCCTGTTTTATTTAAATAGATCGGCATTTTTGAGGAAACTGCCGCCCCACAGTGATTTTTTAACCACTATTGGTTGTTCCTGCAAGATCTCGCCAAGATCAGCAGACTTACGGAAAGCAGTGTCCTTTTCCACAGCGTCCACGCGCTTTCCAAAACTATCTTTTACTTCACTTACTTCATTGCTGACTCCAGCAATTGCCTTATTAATGCCTTCAATCTTAGCATCAAGAGCCTTTACTGTTTCAGCAAGACTAGAAAGTGCAGATGCGAGATGATCGTTAATGGTTTCAATCATTTTGGTTGTAGCATTAACATCTTCTTCACTGACTACTGATGGTGAAATGGCTTTCTTTGCCTCATCACTCATGTCGCCCTTTTCTTCTTCGGCTCCTGAATAGGCTTTTTCTGCCATTTCATCTTCTGAGTCTTCTTCGTCTTCTTCTGTGACTTCGATCTCAATAGCCTTTTGCGTGTCAACCATAGTGACAGGAATTGCGTCCTCCATTGGTGGATTGATTTGCTCTTCACTCATTGACTTTTCGATCTCATCTACAACGATAATATCTGAATTCATCTTGCTTACCTCCTTTACCTCTGATTTACTAATCGCATTAACTGTTTCTACTAATGAAATATTCTTAATAACGCGACGATTTGTTGGTATAATTATACCGTCCTTTTGTGAGTATAATTTTATTATCACAACTGGATCGTCTGTTTTTGCCATAACAGCAACTTCTTCAGACGAAAGTCTTGCTCCACCCTTAAATACTAAGTCAATTACTCTTCCATAACTATCATCAAACTTAACGTATGAATCAATGTCAATATTCTTTTGAATTATGGTTTTCTTTGTATTAGTAATTATTCCTTTTATTACTGATGTTTTTTCTGGATCATTGCTTTCTACGAAGCCAATGTTTGACATGGCCTTATCGCATTGAGGACAAGCCTTATTTGCTCCATATGACATTTGAATTACATCATCTTTTCTGCACCAAAATACATTTTCAATTGTTGCCTTCATCAAATATCCTGTTCCTTGGCCTTTTTCAATACTAATAACGTTAGCAAATTGGTTTGCTGGATTGTCAACTAAAGAAAGTTCGCTAAGGGAATACTCTTTAATTACTTGATATTTTTTATTCAACTCTTCATCATAAACATCTTCTGAGTCATGAACTTCTCCACCTATTGAAAATGCACTAAGCGTTCCATCAAGTACTTTTTCCCATGTGTCTTGAGCACCCTTGCTTACATAAGCGGATACATAGATTCCATTGTAGGATTTATTGCTTTCTGCATCAAAATATGTTTCTTCTTTAAAGGAAACCACCTTGCCGACAGAAATTGGCTGATGCATCTCCCTTATGTTTCCTCTAAAAGACTCAAAGGCTTTTATTGATGCTTCAAGTGGAACAACGTCACCTTGCCTATCAAGATTGTCCAGTGTTGCAAAACCATGTACCATTCTTTTTTCTACATCTATCTTAGAAATAGGAGTAGAAAAGTTAAGGTGGTTGCCACTGATTGCTGTTTTAGTTTCTTGGAATTTAATCATGACTATTGTAATTATAACATCATTTTATAACGATTTCGTTATGATGTCTTTGCTCCTTCACCTTTAGGGTTTCTTCCTGTTACCGCTCCAGCACCATCAGACTGATTGTTTGATCTTTCTGTGTCTCTTGTCTTGTTCCCCGTCATATTTCCTTTAGCATCTGCTGCTTGTCTTGGGTTTAATTCAAGAGGAACATCTCCACCATCTCTTTGTGGATATCCAATCTTTTCACGAACTTCGTTTGGAGTGAGAACTTGATTCTTTACATATCTTTCATTAATCTGAGAATCTGCAATTTCATCAATAAGACTGAGTTGATTAAAGCAAAGTTTGATAATGTCTGTCTTCTCTTTAATGATCTTGTTTACAGCCTTCTCAACATACTCTTGTAATGGTTTTGCAACTTGATCTCTGAATGTTCTGTCTTGGCTCATTGCCGCAGCAGTTCCACCTGAACCAGTACCGCCCAATTTAGATAGCGGTACTTGATGCGCCATAAGGATGTCGTCACGATTTCTCAAGCGATAGTCGCTAAATGATGCCTCTTGTACACCATTCTCTACAGGATGCATTTCAAACTCTATTTTACTTCCCTCGCTATCTCCAGGAAGCGGAATATACAGTGTTCTGTGGGATTGACCCTTCAGTCCAGTTTGGAAGAAGCGGAATAACTTATCTTCTGCTTCCGCAGTCAATTTGGCACCCTTAACGGTAATAATGTATCGTGGAACAGCCTTGTTCTCAAAATAATCAATATTATACTGAGCAGCCATTTGATCCCCACGAAGAGATGTCATTGCGGCAACGATATCTGGAACACCGTAGAACGTATTGAGTGGAGAGTATTCTTTAAGGTGAATAACCTCGTTAGGTCTGTTATCAGTTGTAACTGGATTTGGATTGGTAGCACCAAAATTCCTAAAGTATGTAATCGTTCCTGCAATAATTTGAATATACCCATCATGAAGACGACGAACACGCATTGTGGTTGAGGGAATGTGACCAATGTACCCAATATCACCAGTTACCGTTCTACCAATTTCAATATAACCGTTTCCAGTTGCTTGCATGTCTGTAACTGTTTTTTCAAGAGTTTTTGTTAAACTATCATCATCATTACAACTTTCAACCCAGTCAGCCAATTCAATCTTCAATTGTTCAATACGCTTTTTGGCTTTCTTTTTTGCAGATTCACTTGATGTGGCTTCTAGTCTAAGCAATGTTTCTGTTGTTATGTCAAACTTATAACCAAGACCGACTGTATTTGATACTTTTGTATCTATTGCCGCATGGTTAGCAAATGAAGTGTCGTAATAAGATGAGAGTTCGTATAGATTGTATGGAGGGGTAATTAAATCAAAGATTCCATATCCATTTCTATATACCTGCCCAGGATTAATTTTCTTTGAGTTTGCATCTCCACTTTCTGACTGACCAATTGCATTTGCTTCAGATAAGTATCTTTCAGAGATTTGACCGTCTGCTTGACGAGGAATGTTGTTAATTGTTGTGTTTGCTTTTTCAGTACGAGCAACTCTACGCTTAAAATTTTTATCTATTCCGTTAAATCCGATAAGGGATTCCCAACTCTTATTGAATGG